GAGATGCTGGAGGCGGTCCGCACCCAGCTGATCTCAGCTGAACAGACGCTGGTCGAGTCCGTGGTGTGGGACGGGGCCGCCTACCCGGGCGCCACGCCCACTCTGACGGGCGCTGGAGCGACTGTGGTCACCCCGACGGGTGACGGGGCCGGAGCGGCCATCGCAGCCCTGGAGGAGGCGTTCTACGACGTCTCCGGGTACCAGGGTGTGATCCACATCAACATGCGCGGCTACGCGGCCGTGCGCTACGCGGGCCTCATGGACCCGGCCGAGCGCGTGGCGGGCGTGTACAAGACGCCGATCGGGTCCTCGTGGTCCATCGGCGCCGGGTACGGCATCACGGGCCCGGACGACGTGGCTCCGGCCGCCGGATCGGTGTGGGCGTTCATCACCAGCCCCGTCACCGTGTGGCGCTCCGGCGTGCTGCCGCAGCCCGACCCGCGCCAGACGCTGGACCGGTCCCTGAACCAGTGGGACGTCATCGCTGAAGAAGTCTTCGCCCACGGGTGGGACTGCCCCGACGTGTTCGCAGTAGAGGTGCCCATCGCGGCGCCCGGAGTGGTGGCGGTGGCCTGATGCGCGACGACTGGATCACGGTGGTCCCGGACGCCGACAAGGTCAAGGCCGTGGCCGCTCAGCTGCTGGCCCTGGCCCGCAGCCCGCACGACGTGCGCACCACCGGAACGGGTACCGAGTTCCGGATCCCGCCGTATCTGGCGGACCTGTACAGCGCTCCGCCGAAGCGTCGGCGCGCACCCAAGAAGGAAGAGGGTGAAGAGTAATGGCCGTTGTCTGTTCCAAGCAGGCGCGCGCGAAGGTCATGCGGCTGACGCTCCTGGACGAGTGCGGTGCCGTGGTCGAGGGCCCGGCATCGACGCTGGTCACGGACGGGTTCGTGTCGGTGACGTCCACGCCGAACTACCTGGACGCGGAGGAGATCACCCAGGCCAACGCCAACGGTGACCTCTGCATCGACGACCGGTCGGACCCGGCGCTGCGCTGGATCGACCTGTCGATCATCGTCTGCGTCACCGACCCGTCGATGATCAACCTGATCACCGGCGACCCGTTGGTCCTCGACGACGCGGCCACGCCGAACACCGTCGGGTTCCGCATCAACGCGGCGCTCACGGGCACGGCGAACTTCGCGCTGGAGATCTGGGAGGGGATCACCGGCCAGGCGTGCACCGTCGATGGCAACCCGTCCTACGGGTACTGGCTGTACCCCTGGGTGAAGGACGCCCAGTGGGGCGAGTGGGTGCACCAGAACGGCGCGCTCGTCCTCACCTTCACCGCGCGTGCGGTCAACGGGTCCGGCTGGGGCGTCGGCCCGTACGACGTCCGCCGGGACGCGACGGTCCCGGCGACGCTGGAGCCGCTGCTCACCGCGATCGACGACGATGACTTCGTGCACTACGAGGTCAGCTCGGCCCCGCTCCCCACGTCCGCGTGTGGCGCCGTGGCGCTGGCCATTCCGTAATCGCAGGTCAGGGGGCTTTTTCGGTGAACGCCGGAAAAGCCCCCGCGTATCGATAGACTGTACGCATGCAGTCACTCGAAGAACGCGCGTGGACCAAGATCCGTAAGGATCCGTCAGGTTGTTGGATCTGGACGGCCACCCTGAACCCGGACGGATACGGGCGCATCCGGGTGGGGAAGCGAACCGTGTTCGCCCACCGAGCCATGTACGAATTGCAGGTGGGGCCCATACCGGCGGGGCTGCAATTGGACCACCTGTGCCGGGTACGAGAGTGCGTCAACCCCGAACACCTGGAACCAGTGACCAACCGGGAAAACTCGCGGCGCGCGTCCTCCCTCGTGACGCACTGTCCCAGCCACCACGCGTACAGTCCTGAGAACACCCGCTACACCAAGACAGGCGCCCGCTACTGCCTTACGTGCAAGCGGCTCAAAGCCCGTGAATGGAGGGCCCGTGGCTCTATGTGAATGGCCCATAGACGTCTCGTGCTGTGCCGACTGGGACACGTTCGACCCTGCGGTCCAGGCCAACGCCACCGCGTGGGCGACTCAGATCCTGGACGCCCTCACGGGGCATCAGTTCGCCCAGTGCCCGGTGAACTACCGTCCGTGCGGACCCCGCTGCATGAACAGCTTCGGCTACCTCACGTGGCCGGTCGGCGCGTCCGGCACCGGCGGCGGCATGCCCTGGATGATTCCGTACATCGACGCGGGCATCTGGCGGAACTGCGGCTGCACCGGAGGCTGCTCCTGCCGGGCCGCGTGCGAAGTCCCCTTCCCGGGACCCGTCGCGACCGTCACCGAGGTGCGCGTTGACGGTGCGGTCCTGGACGAGTCGGCGTACCGCCTGGACGAGTACCGGGGCAACCCCGTCCTCGTGCGCATCGACGGCGAGTGCTGGCCCCTCTGCCAGGACATGGCACTGGACACCGACGACCCCGGTGCGTTCGTCATCGTCTACGAGCCCGGTACGGCGCTGCCCCTGGCCGGGCAGATCGCGGCCGGGTTCCTGGCCTGCGAGTTCGCCAAGGACTGCGTGGGCCAGGCCTGCGCGCTGCCGCAGCAGCTCGCCTCCATGACGCGCAACGGCGTAGAGGTGACCGTCGTCGACCCCGTCTCGCTCCTCGGTGACGGGCTCACAGGCATCGCCCAGGTGGACCAGTGGCTGCGGGCGGTCAATCCCTTCCGGCGCAAGATGCCCTCCCGGGTGTGGACGCCGGACCTGGCGGGACCGAGGTACTCGGGATGACCCACGCGCTGACGCTCGCGAACGAGCTTTTGGACTGCCTCCAGGCCGCTCTAGAGGATCCGGCCACCGACTTCCCCATCGCGAACGAGCACGTGATGCTGCGAGCGGGGTCCGAGGTGACCCCGCTCCTGGGCACCAACGATGACGAGTGCTGCCGGGGCCTGGGCTGGGTACGGATCGCGAACATCTCCGGCGTCCGCCAGCTGGGCGACCTGACCAACGTGTCGTGCCTCAGCCAGGAACGCACCCTGACGCTGGAGATGGGCGTGGCGCGGTGCGCCCCGTCCGCCCCCACGGGGAGCGTCCCGACCGAGGACCAGTGGACGCTCGCGGCCACGCAGCTGGACTCCGATCAGGGCTCGATGGAGTCGGCCATCTGCTGCGCGTTCGGGGACATCGTCGGTACGGCGGCCGAGGAGGTCGCGGTAGGGGAGTACCAGCCGTTCGGCGTGGACGGCAATTGCATCGGTGGCACCATGTCCGTCCTCATCACCATGTCCGCATGCTGCCCCGTGGAGGCACCGTGACCCGCCGCAAGACCGCCAAGACCGACGCCACCCCCACCCAGGCCCGCGCGCAGGCGCGGGTACGCGTGCGCGTCTCCTTCAACGGTATGCGCAAGGGGGATGAAGCGGACATCCCGTGGTCGGATCTCGCCGTGGCCTACGTGGCCCTGGGGTACCTGGAGGTGATCGACGGTGGCACGGATCCGGCTGGACAGGGCGGAGCTGAACCGGACGATGCGCAACGCGTCCCGGACGGAGCTGAGGGAGGCGTCCCGGCAGGTGGTGAACCGGGCCAAGATTTTGGCGCCGGTCCGTACGGGTCGCCTGCGTAGCTCCATCCGGGCGGAGCCGCCGGTGTTCTTCTCCCTGCGGGGAAAGGTCAGCGTCGGCTCGGACCTGGAGTACGCGGCCGCCGTCAACGACGGATCACGGCCGCACATTATCCGGCCCCGCCGCGCACAGGTGCTGCGCTTCAGCGTCGGCGGCCGGATCGTCTTCGCCAAGGTGGTCCACCACCCGGGGACCAAGGGCACGCACTTCCTGGACCGGGCGCTGCGCGAGGTCGCGGCGCAGCGCGGCTACTCGTTCAGGAGCAACGCCTCGTAGACTCGCTGCATGGGCGACGACACGTACTACACGATCCAGGTCAAGGGCACGGCGTACCGCTTCACGCCGATCCCCAAGGACGACCTAGTCATGGTTCTCACGGTGGTCAACATGGGGGCGTCGGCGGTCAAGCCGCTGAAGGCCCTGACCCGGGTCCTGGCGGACTCCGCCGGGCCTGAGCAGTGGGACACGCTGACCGATCTGCTGATCGAGAAGCGGATCGTCCCACAGGACCTCATGGACCTCTTCTCCGAGCTGGTGAAGCGGCAGAACGCCGGGTCCCCGGCCCCGGCCAAGCAGACCCGCAAGCGCGCGGCCGCGCGCGATGCCGAATGACCCCTCGCCGTTCTCCCGGGAACCACTGAGCATCACCGTGGCCGGTACGCGATTCACCATCCCGTACCGACCAGCAGCGCTGTGGGTGGAGGCGATCGACAATCTCCGGTCCCTGGCCGCGCGCCTGGCGGAGCCGGACGACCGGGAAGCCCTGGCAGACCTGGTGATCGACGTGCCCGGTGCGCGGGAGGAGCTGGAGCGGGAGTCGCTGCGGATCCTCGGGGAGGCGGCGGGCCGGTCGTGGTGGGAGACGGGACGCCTGCTGAACACCTCGGTTCAGCCGGAGGTGCTGGGGCGCCTGGTGCTGTCCGGGGCGGACGCGTGGAGTCGGTCTGTGGCGGAGTGGTGCGC